CAGGTCGGACACGCTGATCTCGCCGGCAATGTCGGACCAGTCCAACGCACTGGCGATCTCACTGTGGTCAACCTCTCCGGCGATGTCGGCAACGTCGAACTGCTGGGCCAGTTCTTCGATGCTGACGTGTTCAGCCAGCGTCTCGTATTCAATGGCGTGGTCTGGCTTCACCTGGCCAATGATCTCTTCCATGAAGCGTGCCCGGTCGAAAGGGACAAGCATGGCGATCTTGCCCAGGTCAACTCGTCCCGCGGCCACAGTGGCGATGGTGTCAATGCGTTGCTTGATGCAGTTGTCAATGAAGCGAGACAGTCGGTTCTTCAGGTTGTCAAACATCAGGGTTCCTCCTCAGTCGGCGGCAAGGGGCATGATCACGGCTTCAAACTTCACTTCGGTGTAGGCCCAGAAGTGGACGGCACTCTGCTTGTCCGTGGCGGAGACATGCACCTCGTCGTAACCGGACTGGATCGCAGTCTCGGCCATGTCCCGCACGTACTTGGCATCCAGGCGAACCTTGACGCCGGCCATCTCCAGGTCCATGCCCAGTTGAAACGCCTTGGGCTGTGCCTTGATGGCTGCCCGGGCTTGTTCACGCAGAGCAACAACGCCCACGGTGCTGGCCTTTGCCTTGGCTGGCGGGTACAGCGCGTCCTCAGTCCGCGGCCAGCGGGCATCGGTCACGGTCGGCGTCACGGAGGTGCCGACGTTGCGTCCGTACAGCGTGACATCACCGTTCAGGCTGGCGAAGTAGCCGCCATCACTGACGCCGACAGTCTTCAGCGCCTTGGACAGCACCTTGCCTTCCAGTCGGTACTCACACTCCGGACCCTCGCTCGCCCAGGTCAGGCGGCACAGTCGCCGCCCGTCCGTAGCCTCGGCAAAGACGAAGCCACCTGCCCGCCTGAGCCGGACGCAGCGGAGTGGGTAGCGGCTTTCTTCGGTGTCGGCCCACTTGGTCAGGGCAGCGATTGCTTTAGGGATATACATCAGGAGTCCTCCTCGTCGGTGTTGGGGATGGTCTGTCCGGTGGCCTTGGCAATGTCACGCAGCCATCGTTGGTCTTTTGGGTGCATGTCGCCGTACTCTTCCACAAGGTCGTCGAAGAAGCCTTCCTTGCCCTCATACGGGCTGGTGTAGAAGGACTCCAACTTCCCGTCACGCAGCATGCACACCTGGAACTCTTCGTTGACCAGGAACACATGCCCACTGTTTCGGTTGAAGGCTGGCCGAACCTTGGTGTCGTCAAAGTCATTCGGCAGGCCGTGGTCGCCCCACGCCTGCATGATGTCGATCAGCATGTGACGCTCCCGTGAGCAGGAGCAGATGTCTGCGAAGTCTTCGGTGTAGTAGTCGCTCACTTGCTCTCTCCCTTTGCTTTGGCAATGGCCTTGCGGGCCGCTGCACAGGTGTCGTTGTCCATGTCGTCCCAGTCGCCCAGGTAGATCAGCAGTTCCTCGCACGCTGCGAGGAGATGCGGGGCTGCCGCCAGCAGGTGTGCCGTGCTGTCGTAGTCACCCTCGCCGTCCGAATACACCTTGGCGACGATGAACTTCTCGCCATTCGGCATGTCGGAGTAGACGAACCGCTTTGCTCCCTGATCGGCCGGGTAGTTGTTGAACTCGCCGCCAGACTTGGCGTACCAGACGCCGCCGATAACGCTCATCACTCACCTCCGAATGCGCAGGCAGTCGCCTGCTGGGAAAAAGAAAAGCGTGGCCGGTTCAGGGGAACCGTTTAACAACCCGCAAACACCTAGCGACGGGTTAGCACCACGCAGAAGCAGCGGCTAAGAACCCTTCACGTCGGGTTCAGCAACACGGCCGCCAGCGTTCCACCGCCGACATGACGCCGTGCTGCCTTGTTTAGCCGCTCACTGTCGACAAAGCAGCCGTCGCATGTCTGCGATCCACTGCGGATCGGCCAGAGCGGTTTCGCACTTCCACCCAGCCCAGAATGTTTTACGCATGTCAGCGGCAGCGCCCAGGGAATGCAGGATTGTGCCCGCAGTGTATTCAGATAAGCCGTACCGACCGGCAAGCATGCCAAGAGTGGCCCACCCTTGTTTGCTCAGGGCCTCTTGGGCATTGCGCCGGCCTTCCCAGAAGGAATCGAACTTGTCGCTATCCGCCATGCTGTCTGCCAGCTGGCTGGCATCGCCGGGATGCGGATTGGCCGCTGATCGGCAGCCCATGGCCCAGGCGTTGATGTCAATGATTGGCTGCACGCTGCACCTCCTGTCGGTTGATGATCTGCTCCAGTCTCTTCGCACGTTCACGGTAGAACGTGTCATCGAACACCGCGCACCGCAGCGCGGCACGCAGGCGAGGGCCGACGACACCGGTCTGGTCGGCAGTACGCCACTCAGCCCACAGCGCGTCTTCCGAACGCGGGGCAGTTTTGGCCTCCTGCTCCATGGCCACGGATAGGATATACATGTCCAGCATCACGCACCTCACGCTGCCAGGTAGTACTCAGGTTCAGCCTCGGCGGGGTGTACGCTCCCCACCAAGTCGATGCCGGTCGGCACCGCAAACTCCGACTCGCAGGCATCCTCACGCTTGTCGCCTGAGGCTTTCAGCCGCAGGCCGACGCACACATCCACAGGGTCAGTGAACCGCAGGTCCAGCCGGTCACCGTCCACCACCTGCCAGACCTTTCCGTTGGGGTCAGTCCAGGTGGCAGGCAGGTAGCCGAACTCACTGCCCCACGGGTTCCACACAGTGTCGAACACCACGGCGATGTTCGATCCGGTGCGGTAGACACGCTCCCAGTCCTTGTCCTGCGTGCCGTCGTTGTAACTGTATGTCAGGTGGTAGTTAGCCGAAACAGACCCCAGACGCTCAGAGCATTTGGTGTAGTCCCAGAACCGCCAGCCATAGTCAAACATCCACGGGAACAACTTCTGCCAGTTGACATCGGAGTCCACATTGGCACGGGCTGCGATGATGTAGTCACTAGCATTGCGGGTGATCTTGTCCATCTCCCGCCGCAGGTAGGCACCGAACGTCCGGGGGTTCTCACTGAGCCACCGTGTCAGGTTGATCCGGGCCGCACGCACAAAGTCCGACTGACCATGCCCAGCCTCCCAGGTGACACAGGGGCCAGAACACATGGACAACCCCCTGCGGTTGGCCCACTGTCCAATCTCATAGACATCCTTGCCATCATCCAGCATTGACTGCATCACAGACCTTCTCAGGGCCCGTGGGCAGGTATTGACACCAGCACTGTCAGAGGAGGCCAGGGAGATCGTATAGACCTTGTATTCCTCTCCGTGGTGGCTGATCTTCGTATTGCTGTCACCGTCCTGAATGATCTGTGCAACCTTGTAGGCCATTGACGTACTCCTGTTGGCTGTCCGCATCACATGGGTCAGGCTGTCCGCACCTGCCCGCAGCACTTGGCTGTCCGCATCAGCCGCTGCCCGCATGGCTGTCCGCACCACTGAGGAGGGAGGCCGGGGGCCAGAGTCACGCTCCGCCGGGGGTCGCCGGGGAGCCTCCACGGCCCCAGAGGGGGCCTGAAACCGCTGAAAACAGGCCGAAAACGCGGCCGAAACGGCCGAACGGCGGGCGGCGTTCGCCGTCTTTATAAGTCGGCGCGCTCGCCGGAAAAAAATCGACGCCGCCGCCGGATTTTTTTGGCCAGCGCGCCGACTTAGGGTGTCGGCCGAACGAACGGCCGACCGGCCGCCCCGCCGATCCGGGGCACCAACAGGGAACGCAACCAATGTCCGCCACCTACGAACTCCGCCCCGCCACCAAGACCGCCCCCGCCACGCTGGTGGTGACGATCCCGGTGAACGCCGACGCCCCGCTGAGCAGCACGGGCAAAACCCGGCTGGTCGCCACCACGCACGGCAACCAGCCGACGCCGATCACCATCAACGGGCAGGTGGTCAAAGTCGGTTTGACCGCGTTCTACAAGGCCTGAGCCGTCGCAGCCGCCGCCGGGGTTGCAACACCGCAGCCCCGGCGGCACCGCCGCACCACCACCCAAGGAGCCGAACCAATGGCCGTTACCCTAGAACTCTCCGCCGACTACCACGGGCCGCAGGGCCGCATTGTGACCGACTACCACAACCACCGACTCCCCAGCATCACGGCCGCACTAGCCGTGACCGAATCCACATGGCAGCGGGTCGGACGCCGCCGGGGAACGCAGTTACACGTCCGCATAACGCCAGACGATGGTATGCCGATAGTCACACGCCGATTCCGGCGAGACTAATAAAATACTAACTTGCACACCCCACCCCAGCCGATTACAATCACAGCACCACGGCCGGACACCGTGGAAACCAGCAGGAGCCGATACGATGAACTTTCCCCACGCGACCGCCGACCAGTGGAACGTTGCACAGCGAATGATCCGCGGCATCCTCAGCCGCCACAACGTCTACGGGGCCGACGCAGACGACGCGGTTCAGGCATGGACGCTGGACGTCATGACGCAGGACTACCGGGAGACGTGCCCGGTCTCGCCCATGTCAGCCGCCTCAGGGGCACGGTGGAGGGTTGCCCGATACGGTATCGGTGCCCTAACCCGGTCCATGCGGCAGGGACGCTACCGGCCGCAGGCCGACCAGCGGATCGGACTAGAACAGCCGCAGCCCGACCGCGACCCGTTGCCAGTGGTGAACACGGCCCCCAGCAGCGTAGACCCTGCCACGGCCGTGGAGATTGCCGAAGGCTATACATACGCCCGACGAATGGCAGCCCGCAATCTCGGCATGACGACCAGCGGCTACGCCCTTGCGGCTTTGGGCTGGGGGCCGCTTGACGAGGAAGACGCCGCCAAGGCTAGCCCCAGCGTGCCGCAGTGCGGCCCCGGCTACACGCCGCCGACCGCAGGCGACAGCGGCAGCGTCGGCAGCACGGACCCGAACCCGGCCAGCCGTAACGCGGCCCGGTTGCGGTGCCTGAATGACTGGCGACGGGTGGCAGGGTTGCCGCCGCTCCGCTGAACCATGGAAAACGCCCCGCCCGCCGCAGACCCTCAGGGGAGCGCGGGCGGGGCAGACCACCGAACACGCTCCGCAGCAGACCCGCCGCCGCCTGATCATCGGCCGCGGGCGAGCGATCCCCAGCCGGGGAACGAACGGCAGGCCGAACGAATCGCCACGGGGCGAGGGGTGGCCGCGCCGAACGTCAGGAGCGAATCCCCCGCAAGCGCAGCGGGGGACACGCCGCCGGGGACCGTGGCCGATGAGGCCCGCCCCGGCGGCAACCGTACACGCGGGGCGGCAGCCGTTCGCCCGTACGCTCCGGCCGCCACGGCTACGGTGACCACTACACCGGGGAACGCCCGTAGGCGGACGGCCACCGGAGCAAACGATGGCGGGGACGCCCGCCATCGGTACGGACGGACGGCCGCCGCCTTGATGACGACCAGGCGGTGGCGATGCACCACCACCGACCCAGCCGCCGCCGCCGCCGACCACGCGGCCGGACTGCGAGCCCCGGCACCAGGTCGCCGCGGGGGGGTGCCGGCATACGAACCCCCGCCGAACGCCTAACCCGTTGACGCCGCAGCGGTTGCGGCCGATGGACGCCCGGCCCGGACGCCCGCCGATGGCACCCGCCGAGGGGCCGGACGGCCGGCCGTGACCGCCGACCGTGACACGCTGGCGGCGCGCGCTCGCTCGCTTCGCTCGCTCGCTTTGAGCGGTACGCATCGCAAGCGATGCTGGCCGCTTCAGTTCAGCGGTACGCCTCGCAAGCGAGGCTGGCTTCGCCGGAACCGCCCCCCTGCCCCCCCCCGCTGCGCGGAGGGGGGTATGTCATACCCTCTCCTGGATTTTTTCACACATCCGGGATCGGCGTGACCGGGCACTCTCTTCCATGGGAGGCCTGTCACCGGCAGCTGTCGCACGCCTGGATTCGCTGCTTAGCCGGCTTGGCCGCTATGCGTCGAAGGATCGCCGCGTTCACGCTGGCGTGGCCTTTGATCCCATGGACGGCATTGGCGGCGTGCCGGATGCGGCCAACGTGGACTACCGCGGCTTCATGGCCTACATGCGGCCCAAGTCGTTCCTGGACCTGAATCCCCCGCGGGATCTTGCCGAGCGGCCCGTGGATCACATCCGTGAGGCTATCCAGGCTGGCGAGCCGCTTGGGACTCCAATGCTCTATGTGGAACGCACGCCTGATGGTGGGTGGGCTGTAAAGGGCCATGAGGGCAGGGGCAGGATGTCGGTGCTGAGTGAGATGGCGCCGCAGTCTCTGTTCCCTGTGGCCGTTCACCCGTATGGATCTGTGCGGGCCAGGGACCTTAGCCCTGAGGACGTGTTGGGGTGGATCAGGCCTGACAGTCGGGGTGGCGTGATGCCGACGCGGCCCCGCGTTTCGTTCCTGAACCGCCAGCCTCACGCCCGGTGGGGAGAGTCTGACGCGGAGTACATGGGCGGGCTGATGCCTGACTTGGAATCGCTGCTGCGAGAGCTGCCGCCGCGGTGACCGGGTCCCCTTCCGCTCCCAGAGTTTCGCACCCCCCGGGTTTTGCGTGGTCGCTCGCTGGGCACTGACCGCATCCGGGGCAATAACTCGCATGGACCCAGCGAGTGCATCCCTCCGCGTCATCCGCGCCCTGTCGAAGGCGGACGATGTACCGCGCGGCGTGATCCGGGCTTACCACGGTAGCCCGTACAGCTTCTCCCGGTTTGATGCGTCCAAGATCGGTACGGGAGAAGGTGCTCAGTCGTATGGCCATGGGCTGTACTTTGCTGGGGCGGAGGATACGGCTAGGACGTACCGCAACATACTGAGCGGACGAAGAGATGTCCTAATCGACGGCAGGAGCGTTGGCGATGCCCTGAAAGACTTTGAAGGCGGAGGGCAGCTTGGATGGTCTTCGACTGAATCACCTGTTAGATCTCCGCAGGCCAACGCCCTGCGGGCTTTGATGGCTGGCGCCTATGACGCAGACAGTGTTGACGCCGTACTGGCAAACGCAAGGCGATACGCAGCAGATGCCCCCGCAGCCAGGGCAGCCCAAAACCTGACGGCGCTCCAAGACCTCGCCTCACGCGACATTCGTTTGGGAGCGCAGCCTGGCCACATGTACGAAGTAGAGCTGGGCGTGCCAGAAGAGTCGTTGCTGGACTGGGATGCTCCGATCAGCGACCAGACTAATGTCCGCCAGAGACTAGGAAGCCTTGGCGATGTTGCCTTGCGTGATCGCCTGACGGGGCGCAACGTCTATGAGCTGATGCAAGCGCAGCATGGAAATGACCGCAACGCCTCTTCGGTGCTGACGGAGTTTGGCATCCCTGGCATCCAGTACTTCGACGCCGGGTCCCGTAGTCAGCAGCAAGGCACCCGCAACTACGTCATGTTCCCCGGCACGGAGGATCGCATCAGCATCCTCCGGCAGTACGGCCTGCTGCCGCCGCTCGTCGGTGCCGCAGCCATGGAGGAGGAGTGATGGGCCCTCCCTCTCCATTCCCGATCATGCGTGGCATCCGCCCCATTGCCGGCGATGCCGCCACCGTCATCGGCAAGCGGCTGCCGGTGAGCCTGCCGAAGACCCAGGCGGTCGATGAGCTGATGGCCATTGACCCGCTCCAGGTGGTGCTGGCCGGCTATGGCGAGCGAGCTGACGAGGCGCTGGCCCGGGCCAAGCTGTTCCAGGAGAATCAGCCGCTTCAGTACCTGGATGAAGGCCGGTGGCACGCAAACAGGGCGGCTGGAGTCAGCGGCCAGGAGATGCCCCTGCTGACCTACCCGGGCGCGTCTCTTCCTGGCACCAGGAAGGTCGAAGGTTACTTCCGCCTGGAGCCTGCGAACCCACGGGCGTCGATCCAGGTGGCTCTTGGGGCGCCGGATCCTAGGGGCGTTTTCCTGGAGGAGGCCCGGCATGGCATCGACCGCCTGATGCTGCCTGGCGAGAAGCCGGCGGCGGCGTTCCGGGCGCCGAATGCGTTTGCCAGCCTGCTCTCCGGAAGTCCCTACGGCGAGGCCCAGGATTACATGAAGTACTACAGCCACCCGGCTGAAGTACGGGCCACCCTCTCGGGGCTTTTGGCTGATTCGCCTGAGTTCATCAGCACCAAGCCCCAGGCCGAAGCGTTACTGGAACAGGCCCGTGAATACGGGACCGTCCGGGAGCGGGCTACTGCGGAAGCACTGCTGGGCTCGCAGAAGCTCCGGAACGACTACATCCCCTACCTGTTGAAGGCCCTGTCGGCCGGTGGTGTTGCCGCGGGCACTAACTCCATGGAGGAGCCATGATCGGCCAGATCGAATGGATGGACTGGGAGGACGACCCGTATGGCGAGTGAGGACAACATCCGCAAGCTCCGCCCGGGTCTGTGGGCCAACATCCACGCCAAGCGTGAGCGCGGCGAGCAGCCGGCCAAGCCGGGCGACAAGGGCTACCCGGACCAGAAGCAGTGGAGGAAGCTCAGTGGCAAGTGAAGACAACATCCGCCGACTGCGTCCCAACCAGCCGGTTCGCACGCCCAACCACCCTGAGAAGTCCCACATGGTCCTGGCCAAGGTTGGTGAAAAGGAGCGCCTGATCCGCTTTGGCCAGCAGGGCGTGCAGGGCTCTCCGGAGAAGGACGGGGAGTCTGAGGCCTACCGCAATCGCCGGGAGGCGTTCAAGGCTCGCCACGCCTCCAACATCGCCAAGGGGAAGATGTCGGCCGCCTACTGGGCCGACCGGGTGAAGTGGAGCTGAATGCATGCCGCATCGCCTAGACTTGCCGGCAGACGTTCGCAAGCACAAGGGCCGGTGGGTCCGCGGATGCCCGGAGTGCGGGCGAGAGGTGTCGCATCTGCGGCGCAACTACTGCGTCCACGCCTCACGCCTCGGCCAGCCCTGCAAGCGATGCAGCAACCAGGCCAACAACCCCAGCGGAATGCATGGGCCAGTCCGCGTAGCCTGGTTTAACTCTTTCTACAAAAGCGCAATCAGCCGCGGGTATGACTGGAGCCTGACAATAGACGATCTGGCGGCGATGTATGACCAGCAGCAGGGGCGATGCGTTCTCACTGCGTGGCCAATCGCATGGTCGGAGCGTGGGTGGGATCACACTGCGTCGATAGATCGCATTGATAATACGAAGGGCTACGAGCTGGAAAACGTCCAGTTAGTGCATAAGTCGGTAAATATGGCGCGCGGAACGCTGGACGTCCAGCAGTTTGTGGATATGTGCCGTGCCGTAGCCGACCGGGTGAAGTGGTAGATGGCCTGCTGCAAGTGCTGCTGTGGCGGCGTGGACTGCACTGAAGGCCAGGAAGGCAAGTGCTGCTGTCTCGGTCTTTATGGTGAGTGCTGCCAAGAGGGCGAGTATTGTTGCTCCGGCGTGTGTGAGCCAGAGCCTTGCGGCGACCCGTGCGGTGGCCCTTGCCAGTGGCAGCCGGTGTGGCTGAACGACGGTACGTGGAGCCAGGGCTGGGAGTCGATTGCCAGCTGCAACGAAGGTTGCGCCTGCGCCGAGCCTGACGTGGAGGACGTTGGCACGGAGTCCTCTCCTGCCCAGGCCGAGCCGTACGAAACACCTTGCAGCGCCATTGGTATGGCAATGGAGGCGGAGTCCGGCCCCGGCGCAGAGCTGAAGTCGCTCTTGGGGTATCTGGGGATCACAGCAACTCCCTCCTGCCCCTGTAATCAGCGGGCCAAGGTGATGAATGCGCGTGGCTGCGACTGGTGCGAGGCCAATATCGACACCATCTCCGGATGGCTGGAGGAGGAGGCAAAGCGTCGAAAGCTGCCGTACGTCCATGCGGCCGGCAAGATTCTGATTCGACTGGCAATCCGCAGGGCCAGGAAGAAGGGCACTGACATCTAGGGAAAGCGAGGGTTTCATGCAAATGCCAGACATGCCGGCAGAGCAGGCGCAGTTGATGGACCAGATGAATCAGGAGCGAGAAGCCCAGGAGCGGCGGCAGCGGATGGAACGCGCCCAGGCGGCCCGCTTGCCCTACAACTTCGGCGGAACGCAGAGCCCGCTGCCGTTTCTGGCCTTTGCCGGTGCCGCTATGGCGCCGGGAATGGCGGCGCATTCAAGCGCCATTGGCCAGGTTAACAATGCGATCTCGCAGGAGATGCAGTCCCGCGTGGCCCAGCAGCGTGAGGCCCGCCGCATGCAGCATGAGAAAGACATGCTGAGCATGCGCATGCAGGCCGGAGGTGGTCAGGAGTCCGGCGGCTTGGACCGCGGCACGGTGATCAGGGAACTGCTGGCTCGCATGCGGGGGTAAGGCGCCATGGCTGAACCTTTTGGGCCTGACGCCGAGCTGGAGGCCCGGGCCGAGCGGCTTCGGCAGGCGCGTCTCGCACTGGCCAAGAGCCGCCGGACTGAGCCGCAGTTGCGGAAAGGCCTTGGCCTTCCTTACGGGCCGCTATCGCCGGAGCAGTCGCTGGCTGTGTCGGAGGCGGACTCGCAGTCGTACCACGGCAGCCCCGAAGCCCGGGCCGTGGAGTTCGCAGAGAAGTCTTATGAGCAGGGAGTCGAAGACCACCCCCAAAACCTCCTGGCCTCTGCCATGGCCGGCGCAAAGAAGATGAGTGTGCCGGAGCTGTCGGGTTTTCAGTGGGCGTACACAAACCCCAGCCTGCTGACGGCCGTGCCGCGGTCGGACGACGATAGGCTGGCCAACGCCCGCCAGATGTACATCCTGGACAAGATTCGACCTCACACTCAGCGGCACCCATCAGGCAGCCCCCTGGCGATTGACAACTACCACGGCCCAGGGAGTGACATCCTTCAGGAGGCCATGGTCAGTGACATGTACTTTCAGCAAAACCCGGACATCCGCAAGATGCTGGAGTCGCCTTATAGGTACGTGCCGGAAGGCTATACGCCCGAAATGGAGAAGCTCTCTCCCGAGCAGCTGATCACTGAACCGCTGAACCGTGCGACTAGCGCATTGTATGGCGGCCTGGGGCGGTTCTCTGACAACTACCTCGCTTTCGGGCGGGACATGGCGCGTGGGCAGGGCGGATCTGCCTTCAAGGACTTTGCTTACGCAATCCCCAACCTTGTCAGTCCGGTGTTCCACCGCGGTGGTCCCGGGTCCGAGCAGGACTGGCGGCCTGATGCCGGTTCGATGGCTTTGCCTATTGAAGCGGCCGGCCAGCTGCCGTTTTTGTTTTACCGGGGCGTCATGCCCAAGCGAACCTTGCCGGCCGGAGAGCGAATCCGCCAGCTGGTCGATCCGGAAGTACTGAACGCCGCATACAGGTCCGCGGCGCGGCGTCACCACCCGGACGTGGGCGGCACAACCGAGGCCATGCAGATACTCAACCGACTGCGAGACATGGGCGACGTGCAGGGTATCGCTCGCATGGCGCAGTGAAAATCGGATTGCGGCATCAGGGTCACGGACATTCTTTCCACAGGCACACCCCCCTAGCCTGAGAGGAAAGACATGAGCGACGAAGCACCGCAGGTTGATACGCCGGAGAGCCCG